GCTCTCCGAGATGTGATAGCGCGGGCCAGTAGAAGTCCCAGCGCGTTGAACGGGACATTGAGCGGTTCATGCCCTGTTGATAGTTTAAGTCAGCACGTGCGCTTACGAGACCTATCACGATGCAATGCTCTGTGAAGGACTTCGTAAAGCCGTTGTTGTTTATTGTTGATACGCCCATGGCGGCAAGATTGCCTTGTGCGGTAGTGCCTGCCTCTGATGTTTGAGGAATTGGTGACACATTTACCGGAGAGCTTCCGCCTCCGAGATACTCGGGGCGTTGTAGTCGTGCGTCATCAGAAGTGACGCCGAAGTGTGAGCGGATTATTTCCGTATATCGAGTTCCGCCCCTGGCGTCCCGCTCATAGAGTTTTTGGATTTGGAACGCTTCGCGAAGTTGGTTGATTGTTGCCGCTGTCGCGGAAGAGAGATCAGCGTAGATCGCTGGAAGTGCCCCCGTAGCAGCTGTCGCCTTCGCAGTCAGCTCAGTGTTCGCATACGCGAACGCATACGTGGGCGTTGTGCCGTCCGTCTCCCAGACCGGTACACCGGTTTGAGACGGTGATTGGTCCAACGCGCCGAGACCAGTGATCGGCGCCGTCGTCCCCAACGGCAGCGCCACCGCTGTCCCCTTTTGGGGCCAGGGGAGCGCAGAAGTGAAGTAGTCGTGGCGCTTGCCACGACGAAGTAGAACGTAGTTCGTTTCAACGTCGGGACCGTCGCCCTGGTCGACGGTTACGCTGTCCTGAAGGTTTTCGTCGCGGAACCACTCATTGTAAATGAGATTATAGGCCCGCGAATACAGCGCCGAGTTGGTGATATCTTCGACCTCGGTCGGAAGCCCGAAGTAGTCGAAGAGTGATGAGGCGACATACCCGCCGGATGCCGGCGTTGGTACGATCTGCGGGATGACGAAGCTTGTGCTGTCACCCGGATCAGTTTGTTCGCCATTGAATTTTTGCCAGTTCGTCCATAACAGTCGTATCGGAACGGCAAAGAAGAATGTATCCAGATAGATATTATCCATGAATGGATGAAGTGGTGTTGCCAGCCTTGCAAAGGCTGTCATTTTAAGATTGAAAGTATCGCCGGGTAATGCCTCGTCTATAAAGACGGGCACTAGCCACCCGGCGTCGAATGTAGTTTTATGACCGTGTGACCGGTCAAACGACGAGCGTGGTATTTCAGCCGAAGGAACCTGGCTGAAATTGTGGGACATCACGGTAGGTTGTTTCATGACTGAAACCTTTCCGGTTCGAGGAGTGCGTGCGCAACCGCACGCCCTTCGGGGTTCACCAGTTCACTCAACACCGCAAGAGACTGCGGCGTCCCTCTTATTTCGAACGTCGATTTTCCATCTTCGTAGCTCCCCAGATGGAAGAGCGTGTAATCCTCCGGATGTTTTGCGAAGATGTGATCTGGCGATGCCAGTGTGTCCGTGACTGCCCTAATAGCCGCCCCCTTGGTTGGCATGAAGAACGGCTGTAGATAAGCCTCGATTTTGCTGTCGTAAATTGTGAATATTTGCTGGAGCATTATTCGACCTTTCTTGGTAGGAGGTTAATTTTTGATTTTTGGACTTGACACCGAACCTTTAACCGTTCCGGTGTTTGATCGTCAGAGTATTTTAAGGCATCCGCCTTCCTCTGACGTTTAATTTTTTTGTGTTCTGCCGGTGATAGGATTTCATAGAGACCATCATAGAATTTTGGAGGTCTCATTTTTATCCCTTTAATTATCACCTCATCAGATGGATAAACGTCTGAATTGAATTTTTGGAACCACCTGGTTCCTATACCGGGCCGCCGGCTCATAGTTGTATATTCCGGCTTTCGTTGTGTTATTTCCCCGGTTTCAGGATTGATATATTCGTAATGCTCCTCCGCTGCGTCGCCCGTAATTTTCTTAAGTATATAACGCGCGACATAAGCAGCTGATTGGAAATTGACATTACCGATAGAAGAATACCCATAGAGCCATAGTCTCTCAAGGGTCGATGATCGATATAGAATTTCATCGTTCGATTTCTTCCACGGTTTTTTATCTTCGAAGGCATGTCCAAAGATGCATGCATGATAATGAGGTCGCCCATAGATTTCTCCATACTCTCCGCAATGATAATACCGGATTTTATGATCTAACGATCTCCGAAGCCTTTTAATAAATAATTGAAAATGGCGATAGTCCAAGCTGCGATCAGCAGGAACATGATCATCGCTATACGTAAGAGTAATGAAAGAATTTTCTTCATGGAGTTGTGCCTCGTGTGAACACCGGATTGCCCATTGTCTCGATCTCTCGAGCCGGCAACCGATGCACTGACCGCACGGGATTTCCACAGGCAAATCGGTGAACGCGGCCGATCGCTCGAAGACGACCGGCCTTTTCCCTGAAGCGTTCACCGTGTGAGCTCGCCAGCCCTTCAACGGGCTGTAGCAGGTCATTAGAGGCGGATACCGCCTCGCATCACCGTAGCCCGGCCACCAGGCCGGCGGTTCTTCGGATTGACCTTGCGAGCGTATTTCTTGAACGTGCGGCGCGAGGTCCGCTTTTTGATGATTCTCGGTCTACGCATGGTCTTTTCAGCTCCTTTTTTTCGTGGTTGGTGTCAGTCCGAACAGTTACATCTAGTAGGTACCTGTTCGGCGGTCAACTAGATGTTGACCCTTTAGCCTGCTTAGCAGACCTTCCGCCGTCGTCTCCGTCCCCGTCAGGGGGCGGATCGACCGGCAGTGGGGGATCCTCGGGCGTTTTTGGTTCCGGGCCCCCAGGGGCCTCCGGACCCCCTTTACGGGCAAGCCCCATTTCGATCATTTCGTCGAGGTTCTTCTCGTTTTGCACGAACGCCAGGAACCTGGCTGGATCGTTGTCGAACCTCGCGCGCACCCCAGCTGGGATTGTCATGAACGCTTCCCCGGCTTCCCGGATCAGATTCATCGACGTGTGATAGTCCTCCGCACCGATAAAGTTGGCGTAATCGCCACGGTGCGTGTTGAGGTGATCGAGCATCCCCGTTTTTTCGTACTTCGCCATGATGAGATTAATATTGCTCTCCTCGGCGAAGGATTGTTTCGTCCGGCCTTCGCCCGGATCGAGTTGAACGCGGTCGTGTGGTCGGTGCATGCTTAACATCGTTACCTCCTTAAGGCTTGGTACGGTTGAACCAATGGATTTACCGCCCGGCCATATAGGCCGGCCTCGAAAGCCACCGACCCGGTTTTACTCAGGAGGAATTTCCTCCTGAGCAGATTTTGAATTATGTCGACCCTTGTTTGCACTCGGGATGCCTCTGCCAGATATTGCGCCGTCTGCGCTTCGCTCAGAAGTTTCATCCGTTGCGCATGAGCTGAGCTTGTTTGTGCGTCCGCAAGATCCGCGGACTTGTTTTTCAGCTTAATGTCGGCCAAGGCCGACGCTGCAGCTCGAGCAGATGACACAGCTCCCTCGAGCGGGTCGACGGCGGGGATCCCTGCGCCACTTGGCGCGGACGCCCCGCCTTGTTTATAGGCGAGGATTGGGTTCAACCCCGCCTTACGCATATCAGCCATAGAACGCTGATACGCTGTTGAGGACATTCTTTCCTGGAATGCCATTTGCTCCCTGGAGATCGCCAGGTTAGCTTTCGCCTGCTTCTTCTTTCCAAGGAAAGAACCAATTGCGGAGATCCCCGCACCGATGATTGTACCCCAGGCCATGATTACCTCCCTAGAAGTGGTCGATCAGTCCCGGGACCGAATAAATCGGCATCGGGCGGGCACACCGGAAATTGAAGAAGCTATCGAAGATGAAGTGTGGTTCCGCTGGCACCGCGATTACGCGGTCCACCGGAGGATTCTCGACAATGAACGTCGCGCCCAACGTAGGAAGGGCGCTAAAGTCCTGGGCCAAGTGCCAGGTGTCGAGAGAAGTTACATAGTTTGACCGCATCTGCCCAGTGATTTGAGAGGGCTTATAGCGGTATTCCGCGAAGCGTTCCTGATAGCCGAACACCAGATCATCGGTTCCCGCTGCGGTGCCGGCTGTGAAGATTTCTTTATTCAAGATTGATTGCTCTCCGAGATGTGATAGCGCGGGCCAGTAGAAGTCCCAGCGCGTTGAACGGGACATTGAGCGGTTCATGCCCTGTTGATAGTTTAAGTCAGCACGTGCGCTTACGAGACCTATCACGATGCAATGCTCTGTGAAGGACTTCG